TTGAGTTTTTCTTTTCAACTCTTTTTGGTTTTGCAACTACAGTTTCTTCAAAAAATTCTGTAACTACTTCTTTCATTGTTTCAACTTCTTCAAAGTCTTTTTCTATTAAAGGTTCTACAACCTTTTTTGTTTTTTGTTTTTTTGCCATAATATAATATATAATAAAATTAATAAAAATAAAGGGACTGGGAAATTAATCCCAGTCTCTTTAAAATAATTGTGCTTAGTTCATTAACATGAAGTTATTAGCACCTTGTACAATTAAACATCTTTCAGATAAATAGTGTACTTGCATCGCATCAAGTGCAGACGTAGTAGCACCAACTGAACCAGTAACCCAAGTTTTCATTCTTCTGTCATCAGTTTGTGAAGCTCTATATCTAACGTGTAAGAAAGGTCTTTTAAGATTCTTTCCTAACTGTTGGTCATATACTGAAGAAACTCCAGCTGGAATAATAACACCACGGATAGCTGCGCTACCTGCTATATCATTAATACCACCTCTTGTAGCTTTGTCGTTTAAGTATCTAAAGTCAGACTTGTAGAAGTCATAAGAACCTCTTCTGAAACCAGAGAAACCTAAGTTTAACGCCATATCTTCTGAGTTGTCAAATACTCCGTAAGAAGTACCACCAGCTCCGTAAGAATTCATAGAAGCTAACATGTCATCAACAGCCAACGAAGTAGCTCTGTTTACAAACATCATGTTTTCTTCAATAGCACCGTTTTTATCAAACTCTGCTAAAATAGCATCAAACTCAGCTAAATCAGTAGCAGCGCTTAAACCAGTAACACCAGAAGTTAAATTACCTCTAGCTTCAATAGCAGCGAATAAACCTTCAGTACCAGATCCACCAGCACCAGAATCAGCAGCACCTCTAATTTGCTTATTAGCAAAACCAATAGCAGATGCAGCAGCAGTTTTTTCAGCTTCAATCATACTCATTTCTAAGTAATCAGTAAAACGTGCTCTTGTATCACCTTCAGCTTTTAAGTACCACATGTAACCAGATTGACCTTCTTCACCAGAAACCTCAACCCAACCTACTTGAGAAGCATCAGATCCTGAAACTTCGTAGTAGTCCTTCATGATAATTGGTTTGTTGTCAAAGTGTTTGAAAGTAGGTTCAATAGCTTCTCTTCTATCAGAGCTAAAAGTACCAGTAATATCAGAGTAAGCCTGACCTTTACCATATTCAGAACCAATAACCAACACAGTGGCAGCAGCGTCAGAAAGACCAGCAGCAGTTAAAGTTGCTTCTGCATAAGGTTCAACTGAAACTACGTTTGAATCTGGAGTTTCAACAACTAATGCTTTAACTACAACACCAGCTTGTGCTATTAATACTGTATCATTAACTCTAATAGCGTGAGTTCTACTCGTTGTACTACCAACAGTTGTATCACCATCAATATCAGCAGTAATTGCTAATGTACCATTTACATCACCAACACCTACTACTGTAGCTGTGTATGATAAGTGTAACCTTCCTTGTTCAGACCATACAACTTGATCAGCTGTCATGCTCTCTTCAGCTCCTACTTGTGAAAGAAATCCTGAGATTGTTCTGTTTCCAAAAATCTCAGCTTCTTTTTCCATAAGATCTGGTAAATATTGTTGTGCCCAGTCATTCGTACCATTCGTAAAATCGATATAGTTCGATGCCAACGTTTGTTGCGCTGGAGCTGGGGCGATAGTTCCCGAAGGAACGCCTGTAATTGCCATAATTTATTTTTTTAAATTGTTATTTGTTTTTGTTTTTAATTTTAAACTTAAAATCAGAAGAATTATTACCTAACACCTTAAAAGTTGTGCCACCTGTTTCAATTTTTCCGTGACTTTGTCTTGGATTCATATCAACGTTTTTAGCTTTAGCAATACTATTTTTCATAGCATCTGCTTTTCCTTGTTCATAAAAGTGTTTTGCAACAGCATCTGCATTCATCGCTGTGTATAAAGATTTATGATAACCCTTAGCGTCTGCTAAAGCAGAGTTCTTATCCAAAAACTTTTTGGTAAAATTGCTTATGTCGCTCTGAGTGTTTTTAACCTCTTCAGCATTGTTTACATTAAACCTGTATTTCTTGTCACCGACGTTATATTCAAAACCTTTGAACTTGTCGTTGAAAACATTGTTTGTTTTCTGTGTAAAAATATCAGAGTTTGTTTTAACTGTTTTTTGAGTTTCTTCTGACTCTTTGTTGTACCTATTAAAGAAATCAATTGCTTTTTGTTGCTCACCCGTAAGTTTGCTTCCAGCTTTGATCTCGTCATAGTATCTAGACTTTTGCCCGTCTAAGTGGCTTTTAGCGCTGGCAACTTGCTCTTTAAGCGCTAATTTTTTTCTACGTATATCTCTATCGTCGTCTACATCTTCGTCGTAAGAGAACGTGTCTTCCATAAGGAAGTTAATTTCTTCGTTATCTAAATGAGGTTTTGTTTGTCTATAATATTCTCTTAACAAAGCATTGTCATCTAGTTTGCTGTAATCTTGATTAAGCTTTACATAATCACTTAAATCACCTCCAGTCTCTTCCATAAAGTCCATTAACTTTTGGATATTTTCTGGTAGTGGTTTTCCAGTAGCCTCAGCTTCTGCTACAGCTTCTTCAACCTGCTCTTCAATCTCTTCTACTTCTTCTTCAGTAATTTCTTCTAACACTGGAGCCTCTTGTGTTTCGGCTTCTGGTTGTGTTTCTATTTCTTCAGTAACCTCTGTTACCGCTTCAACTTCTTCAGTTTTCTCTTCTGCCACAACTTCTGTTTCTACTTCTTCTTGTGGTGGAGCGCTTAAATCTACCTTAATAACACTATCGTCTCCAGCAGATTCAAATTTACTTTCATCGACTTGTTCAGTCGTTTCTTGGGTAGTCTGTTCGACTACTTCTTTGTTTTCTTCTTCCATAATATAATATAATAATAATTAATAAATTCTAACTAGGATCAAACGAACCTAAATCAAATCCTCCACCTAGTATATCATTACCTGCGGACTCAAAGTTTTTAGGTGGTTTTCCACTATTTCTTTGCTCAATCATTTCTGATTGTTGTGTTGCTTGTATCTTTGTTCTTTCGTCTTTACGATCTTCTTTTTGTTTTTCTCTATTTTTGATTCCGTCAACCTCAACTCCTTTAAGCTGCATGTTATATTGGAACTCTAAAGCCATAAGCTCTTTTTTCAACATGGCTTCTTGTTGCATTTTTTGCATGTCAATTTGAGCTTGCATTTGGCTTAACTCAGCTTTACCAGCGTTTAAAGCTTGGTTTTTCTGCATTTCAACTTGAGCCGCCGCTTGAGCCGCCTGAGTGTTAGATTGAGATTGAGCTTGAATATTTTCTAATTGAAGCTGTCTGTCTCTTTCTTGTTTTTTCTTTCTACGTATTTTTAGCAATTGATTAGCTAATTTAACGCTGCGTATTTCTCTAAGATCAATAGCATCCTCTAACTCTATACTTTTTTGTTGCAACGCCATTTGAATGTTATTCTCTAACAAACCTTTTTCTTCTTCATCTGGTTGTAATTCTATAAATATTCCAAAATCATACAAGTGTAACTCAGACATTTCTTCTAAAGTTGCTACATTGTGAACGCCGATAGCTTGTATAAAAGCGTCTCTTGTTGGAGAATACTCTATAATATCAGATATTCTAAGCGATAAACACTCCGCGGTTTCAGCTGTTAAATATAGTCCAGCCTGTAATATGTGTCTAGTTGCTGTGTTACTATTAGCAGCAGCTAGCTTCTGAACACCAACCAAAGCGTTTTTATCTGGCATACTACCATCTCTAGCTTCATTAAGTCCAGTTACATCTCTAATCATCTGTAAGTAATAATTGTAATTACCAATAAGAGCTTGCATTTTATTTCCACCAGAACCTGATGTAATTTCTTGAATTGGAACTTTACCTGGATTCATATCTCCATCAGAAGTAAAACTTCTACCAATAACACTACCCGTTTGGAAGAACATGTTTAAGGCTTCTTGTGGGTTGTAGTTTGTTCCGTTACCTAAATCTACTTCAGCTAAACCATCGGCATCCAAGTAAACGCCATCTGGAACCATCCTAGACATTACCTGTTGTAACTTTAAATGTGTTAACTGAATCATATCAGCAAAACCAGTTATACGTTTTACTAACGAATCAATTTTACCATTGTAAATCCTAGGAGCAACAATAGCGTAATTCATCTTAACTTTAGTAAAATCACTTTTAGGGCGCATCATATTTTTAGACATTTCCCACTTAAGTAATTTATCGGTACCTAAAATCATAGCGCCATCGTAAAGCGTTTCTATAGATCTTAACATTCTACTATATCCACCCTCTTTGTTTTGTGGAGGATTAAACGAGTCATCTTTAGGTATAATTTTCCTCCAGATCGGAAGAGCACACG